AACAGCCTGCCTGGTGGTACCTCCCTGACCGGTATCGACCTCAACGGCGCTGCTGACCGCAACGCTCGTGGCGATCTGATCGTTGAGAACCTGTTCCAAGCTTGTCAGTCCCTGGACGAGAAGGATGCTCCCAAAGAGGGTCGCGTCTGCGTTCTGAGCCCAGCGGCCTATTATGACGTTCTGGCTTCTGACCGCGCAATCAACACCGACTTTAACGGTGGCACTGGTGCTAACGGCACCTTCGCTCAGAACCGTGTTGCTTCTGTGGCTGGCTTCCGCCTGATCACCAGCAACCACCTGGGTATCAACAGCTATACCAATGGTCAGTCCTACGTTGGTCTGAGCAACCAGACTGCTACCACCCGTGGTGAGCGTCCTAACTACATCAACGGCCGTGACGGCTCTGATGGTCAGGCTGCTCAAGGTCGTAACGACTACTTCCAGGATGAGCAGGGCAACACCAGCTCCATCGCCAACTGCTTCGGTCTGTGCTTCACCAAGGAAGCCGTGGGTACCGTCTCTCTGAAGGACGTGTCCATGCAGATGACCGGTGCTGAGTACAAGGCCATGACTCAGAGCACGATGATGGTCGCAAGCTATGCCGTGGGTCACGGTATCCTGCGTCCTGAGTGCTGCGTCAGCCTGCTGCACGATGGCAACCCCTATTGATAAATAGGTTCTAGTTAATTACCAATACAATGGGGGAAGCAGAAATGTTTCCCCCTTTTTATTGCGATAATGGCAACCAGTAAACTCAACGCAGTTAACACGCTTCTTGCCATTATTGGCGAAGCCCCTGTCAACAGCCTTAACCCACCACTGACAGGTGACGCAAGCCTGGCAGATCAAGTTCTTGATGAGGTGAGCCGAGAGGTTCAGGGTGCAGGTTGGTCTTGGAACACGATGCTTTATGACTCCATACCTCTGGACGCTTCTACAGGTCAGTCCCAACTTCCCAGTAACACCCTGGCCGTTCGGTTCAACCCTATCTCGTACCCTAGCCAGCGTTTCGTTCTTCGTGGTTTGCGGCTTTTTGATCGGGTTAAAAATACATACGATCTTAGAAGCAGCCTAGGTGTTGCTCTGACTGGTAACAGCAGCAACCTTGTTGCGGAGATTATTGAAGAGCTTGATTGGGACAGCATCCCAGAAACTGGTAAGCGTTATATCACCATCCGTGCTGGTCGTATCTTTGCTAACCGTGCTGTAACTTCTGCCAGCATCGAAAGCTATACAGCTGAGGATGAGCAGAACGCTTTGCAGACGTTGAAGCGTACTGAGGATATGGCACAGAACTACAACTTCATCAGCGGTCCAGATGATATGTACGGTGGCCGTGTTGTTACTAACTTTGGTCCCGATATCTTGAGCCGCTGATGTCACGAGAACTTTATAGCCAAATCATTGGTCCTCTTAACAAAGGCGTAAACCAGCAAGCCGATAGTTTTGTGCTGCCTGGTTTTGCCAAGGTACTTGAAAACGGTAACTGCGATCTTGTTGAAGGTCTTAAAAAGCGTCTAGGCTCTGTGCCTGTAAAGCGTGTCGATACGCTTACTCAGAACGCTGGTGGTCAAACGTTGACTGCTCCGATCAAATGGGATGAGGCTTGGGCGTTTGTTTACAACCGCAGTAGCACTGAACGTTTCATCCTGTTTGTTGTAGACGACAGTCGTACCATCTCTCGTACAGGTAACACGACTAACGGATCTGCTGTCATTACCAGCGTCAGTTCTATGACTGATGTGTTTGTAGGTGCTGGCATTAGCGGTACTGGTATCCCTGCAGGTACTACGATTCTCGATATCGACGTAGATAACGATCGCATTACTCTTAGTGCGAACGCCACAGCAACAAACACTGGAACCACTCTGACGATTGATTCGAGTCTGACGTTTGTTACTGGTGTATCTAACGTTCAACCAATCACAGGCATCTTGCCTTCTGTGGTTCCGAATGAGCAGACTTTTGCAAACGTTACCACCGCCAATCTTGAGTACCTACGTGGATCTGGTAGGGCTCGTGATCGGTTTAGGGCTACGTCGTTTCAGGACTACGTATTTGTTACGAACATCCAGCAAGAGATTGAGTACGATGCAGCAGAAACACTGACTCGCTACAACATCAGTGAGATCAGTAATGCGTATCAACCAACTCGTGCTCAGGTATGGGTCAAGCTGGTTGATTACGACACAGAGTACTCAATTCACATCACACTAGATAACGGTGATGAGATCAGTGGTCACTACCTGACTCCTTCTCTTACTGACTCAGCAGGTGATGCAAACGTCGTAAGCTCTGCTGATATTGCCGCAAGAATAGTTAGTTTTGAAAATACCATTACTGGTTCAACATCTATTGGTAGCTCTACTATCACTAGTGTTACAGCTACAGACATTAATCAAGTTCATGGCGGAGAACGGATTACTGGCACTGGTATTCCTGCTAACACTTTGATTGGTACTGTCGATACAGTTGCACTGACCTTTACTCTGGTCAACGAGGCTGGTACAGCTGTTAACGCTACTGCTAACGGCTCTACCACGCTGACCATTGGTCACGGTCTTGATCAAGTTGACGTGCACAACGAGCTGAACTTTGAAGTTCAAGACTCTCAAATTCTGATTACTTGCGCTAACGCAAACCGGTTTATCCGAAGCATCATTTCTGCTGACGCTAGGGGTAACACCCTGATGGTTGGTTTCTCGAACCAAGTTACAAGCATCACTGAGCTCCCTTCAACATCTTGGGAGGGTTATACCGTTCTCGTAGCACCTGACGGAGCAGGAGATCAGAGTTCCTATTACCTTCAGTTCAACGCAGAAAACACTACAACCAACGGCGACTTTGCTCGTGGTGTGTGGGAAGAGTCTGCTGGCTGGGGAACTCGTGGACAGTATGAGGACGCTTCGATGCCTCACGCCTTTGTCCACTACAGAAACGACAACGGTCTGACTCGATTCACTTTCCAGCCGTTTAGCGGTACAGACTACACAGATGGCTCGACCACAATTTCTATTCCTGGCTGGACTAACCGTTTAGCTGGTGACGAGGATGAGCTGCCAGGACCGTCGTTTGTTGGTAACAGCATCAACGACATTGTGTTCTTCAAGAACCGTCTTGGCTTTGTAAGCGGTGAAAACGTCATCCTGAGTGAAGCAGGTGCCTACTACAACTTCTGGCAGCAGTCAGCTCTGCAGGTTGTAGATAGCGATCCTATTGACTTGACAGCAGTCAGTAACGACGTTGCTGTGTTGAACTATGCGTTGCAGCAGCAGGACGAACTTATCCTGTTCTCCAACGAAAACCAGTTCCGTCTCTACTCAGGTGACAACGTTACGTTCTCTCCAGAGACAGCCTCTGTGGGTCGTATCAGCTCCATCACTATGGAACCTGATGTACGTCCTGAGCAGGTTGGTCCGCAAGTCATTTTCCCAGTTAAAGAAGGTGACTTCACTGGTTTGCACACGTTCATCACGACTGACCGAACCGTTGGTATCAACCTGGGACAGACGGCAGTTATTACAGAAACTGTTCCCAAGTACATCCCTAAGAACATCGATTCGCTAGCTGTCAGCCGTACAGACCAATATCTGGTAGCTCTTAGCCGTGACGACTCTGACGCTCTGTACGTTTACCAGTTCTTCTGGGAAGCTTCTGGCGGTTCGTTGACCAACAGACAGAACGCTTGGCACAAGTGGACCTTCCCCAACAAAGAGATTCACTGGTGTGATTTTATTGAAGGTACGTTGTTCAAGCTTGTTGAGTACGACAACAACGGTACTGCTGAGTTTTACCTTGAGGGTCTGAACGCTTCACGTCCACCTCAAAACCCCAACAAGTTGTTCTTGCTGGATCGTCAGTTGTCTAGCTCCATCACAACTGACCTTGGTGCTGTAACGTTCAGCTACAACGCTGGAACCAACAAAACTACTGTTAACCTGCCTTACCGTACCGTTAACACGAGTCAGTTTGCAGTCATCAGAGTCGATGCATCAGACACAGCCGAATCTGAGAAGCGCTGGGTCGTGGCTACTAATATCCCGGCTGGTGTTACTAGTTTCGTTTGCGATAGCTTGGGGGATTTTTCAAGCAGCTCTTGGGTCTTTGGCGAGCAATTTACGTTCACTTTCAGACCGCCTCAGCTCATGCCTTACTCAAGAACGGCAACTGAGAACACTTTTATTGGTAATCGTACTGGTCGTTTGCAGCTTCGATACGTTGATGTTTATTACAACGATTCTCGCTACTTCAAAGTTCAGGTGACTCCTAAGCACCGAGACGCAGTGACGTATGAGTTTGATCGTCGTGAGCCCCTAAACGGCAACATCATCATCAGCCAAGAAGGAGACTTTGATGAGTCCAAGTTCCGCGCCTATATTCAAAGCAAGAACGACCAAGTTACAGTGGAGCTAGTGAACGACAGCATTGACCAGGCTAAGTTCATCGCGCTTGAGTGGACTGGTCTTTACTTTGATGTCGCTAGGAAGTACGGCTGATGGCAGATTCTTTTGCAAATTTGTTGTCCCCAGGGACCCAAGCAGTATTTAACTTTGGTTTAAACACGGCTACTGCAGCTGTTACTAAATCAGCAGGTGCTCGACAAGCGTGGCAGCAATGGGAAACTGAAACTGTTACCGCTATTCAAAAGGGCGTCCGACAGGATCAAGAGAACTTCCGAGCGTTTTCAGTTGATCTTGAGAACTGGTTTAGACAGTCTAAATATGTCGAAGAGATGCGACAGTTTGAACTGACTAAAGAGAAGCAAGCAGCAGAGCTTAAAACAGCAACATCAATTTCAGCTCTCAAAGATTTTGAGCGACGTGTTGCTGATCTTGATGCTCAGTACTACGAACAAGAAGCTGCTGGAATTATTCAGCTTGAAGCGCTAAGAACTAAACAAGTAGCTTCTGCTGCTTCTGCTGTTGCTGGCGGTCAAGTAGGACGTACTGTTGAAAGAATTAGAAACAGCTACCATCAGCAGTGGCTTCAAAACGCTAGTAATCGTCAGATCACTCGTCAATTCCGTATTGCTGACAAAATTGTTGCAGGGGAAGCTGCGGCAATTGATGCCAAGAATAAAACCAACTCAGTAACTCTTTACAACGCAAGACCGTTTGCTGATCCAGTCAAACCACTATCACCACTTCCTACTGAGGTCTACACCTCTAAAGAACCTACGGTTTCTGGTGCTCTAAGCTTCCTTGATGTTGCTGGCCTTGCTATGGGGTCCATCCAACACTACAAAGGAAATATGCCACCATCGACGACCACTACTATTAATAAGAAAGAGAAAGAGAAACCAAAAGAGTCTGACAAACCAGCAGAACAACCTCAACAACAGCAACAATCTCAAGAATCTTCAGGAGAAAGTAAGTAATGACTAGCAGCTTTGGTATCCAACCTCAACGTCAACTTCGTAGTTTTTATGAAGCTCCTGAACGTCCTGCAGAACCCGCAGCACCTGCAGAACCTGCTTTAACACCTCAACGTCGTGGTGGTGGCACTATCGATGTTCGGCGTCCTCAAGAGGATCTAGGACTCACTCAAAGAGTCAAGTCAATCCAGAACTTTATGGAGCAAGCTGGCAAGACACTTGATGTGTTTGCCAAAGAAGACCAAGAGAAGCAAATGGCAAAAGCTTCTCGTGTCTACGGGATTCTTGCTCAATACGAACTAGAAACTGCTGAGATTGGTGAAGCTGCTAAAAAGCTGCGAGAGAAGGGTCGTCCTGATTTAGCTGATCAAGTCATCTCTCAAAACCCTTGGTTTGAGTACGGGTTACTAAAAACCAAAGGCGAACACGCTGGTCCGCGTACTGTTATTGAGACGCAGAACTATATCAACGCCAACATTGGTGAGCTGCAGCAGATTGAAGATCCTACTGATCGCAGTAAGAAGATCATTGATTATGCGCAGACTTATTACGCTAAGCACTACGGCGATATACCTGACAACATCTATTCAGGTGTAGTTGCTCCTGTATTGGCGCAAGCAATGCCCAAAATGATGGGCGCTGTGCACGACAAACATCTTGAGTTTCGTCTGAATCAGGCTAACCAAGAAGGGCGTCAAGCTCTGAGTGACATGACGTTTGAGTGGTCGTCGTTTTATCAGCAATCAAAACGTAACCCTGAACGACGTGCGCAGTTAATGACCCAGTATGGTCAAGCTATTTTCAATAGCCGTGAGCAGTACACCAAAAAAGGTTTTACCAATCAACAGTGGGTTGCAAACGTTTTAGAGCCTTGGGCTACAAATTTGTACTCTGATGCTGATGAAAACGGTATCAACGATATTCACGACAAAAACGTTGTCAGGGCTTTGCTTGAGGGTCTAAACGTTGGTGTCCCTAGTTTGGGTAAAACCACACTGCTAGATCTTGTCGGACCTAAGTCCGGTATGAAGATCAAAGACATCATCAATCAAGGTCGCTTGAAAGCACTAGATGCTGACAACAAGTTTGAGATCATGATGGACCAAAGGGAAAACCGTAAGGTTACTGATTTCCAAAAAGGTCTTATCAACACAGCACAGGAGCTTTTCTCTGGACTAGAAGGTGAAGCGCTTTACGATGCTCAACAAAAGTTCTACGACCAAGTTGCTGAGGCACGAGAGACTGGGGGCACTGTTACCTTTATGCGTCGTAACGAAGAAACAGGAGTGATGGAAAGCTATGAAGTTTCTGTTCCTTATGGGTACAAGCTTTCTCACGCCGAAGAAAACCTGAAAAAGATTGGTCCTCCTGTTGATCAAAAGCTTTGGACGTACAACCTGAACCGTTATGGGGAGATGTTGATTGACGATCCAAAAGCAGAGATTCCTCAAGATATGTTGAACCTGTATACCCCTGGGTCTACTGAGTACAACAAGCTGATGGAGAAGCAGCGGACATCTAGAGAGCGGTTTTTGAAAGATACCTATGCTTCTGAAATCTCTAGCTTTGAGGGGCTGGCTAAACAAGTTGTCAAAAACTTGAACAAAGAGGCTGCTGCTGAGGCAGCTCGTGGCATCACAAACACAAAAGGCAAACGGCAAGTTGAAGGTAGATACAAGCGAGCTCTTGAGCTTCAACTACCAGAAGCTGAAAACATTGCACGTAGATTTGCTAGAGGCTTGATTAACGATCCAAGTGTTTCTGCAAAGGACCTTCAAAACCCAACTTGGTGGGACACTACTGGTGCTCGTCGTCTTGAGGCTTTGATTCGTTCTAACAGCTATATGAACGATCCCACGCTGTTCTTCAAGACGGTACCAGCAGGGAAAGAGATCCCTCTGACAAAAGACCCCTATATTGGGGTAGAACGCAGCAAAACAACAGGCGAAGTTGTAGACACACAGTCTCTGTTAACTCCTCAAGATTTCTTGCGTATTAACGAAGACAAGATCAGCAGGAAACAGCTGCAGACGTACCACACAAAGCAGCCCATGATTAGTCTTGATACGGCGCAAGCTGTTAACAAATCGCTGTTCTTTAATCAGCCAATTACTTCTGAAGCTCTGGCAGATTTACGAACTGGATATGGGTTGGCTCAAAAGCTAAACCCAGGTTTGAGCCTAGGGGATTTCTTGGCAGGTCAAAACGGCAAAAATGTGTTCTCTTCTGAAGGTGCTGATGGTAAGCCCTTCAACTGGAAAGACGCTGTTAAAACTCCTGAGTTCAACTACCTCAAAAACAACCTTGCTAGCACTGTAAATAACCCACGAGGTACCTCACGAGTTAAGTGGCATCCTGGTGGACTTCAACACTCACACAACCCAGGTGCTGTTGATTTCTGGCTGGAAGACAAAAACGGGAGCATGAACGTTCCTTTTGCTGCTCCGATCAGCATGAAAATTACTGAAGTTAACTTTGACGAAGGTGGCTACGGTAACTACGCTCGTGGGTATGTGACCTCTGATGCTGGTGGTCTTAAGGTTGGTGACATCGTTTCTATTGGTCACGCCAAAGGGTTTGGCAAACTCAAAGTTGGTGATGAGCTAGACGAAGGAGACCTGTGGGGCTGGCAGCATACTGAGCAGTCTTACCGAGTTGGCTACGACCAAGCAGCGAGTGCTGGAGCAGGCGTCCATCTTGACATTTCAATCACCAGAGGGGGAGTGAGGCTGCCTCAGTCAGAAGTGCGTAAAATATTCTTAAACCACTTGAGCCATAGGTTGTCGTTCTAATGCCAACTATTTACTTCCCTGATGGAACTACTGAATTTTATGAAACTGAAGAAGAGCGGCAACAAATCCTTTCTGAGCGCCAGCCTGAGGCAGCTGCAGCCGCCGCTCCTACACCTGAAGTAACCGCAAAAAAGCCTGAGCCAAAGGTAGCTACTACATCAATTCGTAGCGTCCCTGAATCTGAAAAGGAGCCTGAGCGGTCTCCTAGTTGGGTTGAAGAGACTATTAGGACTCTTGCTCTTGCTATTCAGCAGGCACCTGACAAAATTCTGTCTGGTTTACAGGCTCAAAGCCAGACAATGCCTACCAGCATGTTGACTGGTGGCGACCCCATGCTGGCCATGATGGCTAGGTCAGGTGGGTTTGATCCTGAAAAAATTACCGAACGTGTTGATGTAGAGACTGAGCAAGCAAAGCTTGGGGCTCGGGCTGCTTCTTATGGCATCACTGTCCCTGACGAAAAAGGAGAGTTTCAAAAATTTGGTATCCCTGAAGAGGTTCCTGTCGTAGGTCCTCTGCTGTCAGGTGAAGGCAAAGTCAACAGGGCTATTCGACCTAAAACAAAGATTGGTCAAAACCTTGCTGATGTAGGCACTGCAATGGTTGTAGCCGCTGTTTTGCCTGGCGGTTCTGGTACGTTTGGTGCTAACTACGCAACTCTACGGGCAGCAGCTAAGCCTGGCATCAAGCCTACCCTTGCAATGGCTGTTGAAGTTGCAAAGCGTGTTGGCGCTGATCTTCCAAAAGATTTTATGGAAGAACTGCTTGTTCTTGGCTTGCCTGAGCCTACGGATGAGCAGAAAGAAGTAGTTGACAACATTCTTGCGCAAACTGATCCCAAGGTCAGGAACGCAATGTTAGAAGCGATTCTGGCTGATAACGACGAAACACATCAGTTTTACCAAAACTGGTTAGCCAACACGATGACCAACACCGCAGCTTCTGGTGTTATTCGTGGTCACCTTGGTGCTCTTAACCAAACCCGTCGTTATGCTCAAGCAAAAAGGCGTCTCAAAGCTGTAGACGGTAAGCCTGCACCGGATCTAGATATTAAGGAAGTTGAAAAGATCAACTCTCCTATCCTTACGCGTACCCAGGAGATCGTTGAAACTGATCGAAACAACCTTCTTAATCACCTGCAACGTGAAGAGCTTGCAGAGCTGAACAAAGACTTTAACGCGACCATCCGTGGAAACATGGAGTCGCTTAACACCCGTGCAAACGGCTTGATGACTGCTGAAGTCGCTATGCGACAAGCAGCCGAAGAAGGTCGTGTTGCTGCAACAGAAGGTATTGAGATTAGCCGTAGTGTTGCTGCTGAAACTAAGCGACTTACCAAGCTAATCAAAGATCGTTCTGCTTCGATCAAAGAGCTTGAAAAGCTTGAGCGTAAAACTCCTGGTTACATTTCAGGTACTGTCAAGCGGCGCTACAACCGTTACAACAAACAGCTTGAAAGCTACAAAGCTGATTTTCAAAAGATTGCTGGTCCTGTTGATGACTCTTATCAACAACGAGCTAGCCGTTCCATTGCTCAGTTTGAGTCACTGTCTAGCGCTCGTCTTTCTGGTATTGATACGTTTGTAAACGAGCTTGATTCTTGGATCGAGAAGATCGACAACATCAACGCTCGTCGGTTGACTCTCAAGCCTGATAAGGACCTGACCAAAGATCCTTACTACCAAGCGTTCCGTCGTATCAAAGCTGCTCACGAGAACTACAAAGCTCTTGGCGGTAAGAACAAAGCCTCTGGTTCTGATATTGATGCAGGTCTAGAAGCTTCTCGTCGTTCTTTGGAACTGCGGTTGCTTGAAACTATTCAGACAGAGTTTGGTGATCTTTACGAAAACTACGGCGGCAAAGGACCCATCCCAATCAGTGAAGAGTTTGTTGACGCAGCCAAGCGTGTTGCTGAAGGTGAGCCTGTTGAAGAAGTAATCAAGAGCGCTAAGAAGGCTCCTGAAGCTCCTAAGGGTGAAGCTAAAGCTCCTGCAGCAGAACCTACCCCTGCAGCTGCTCCTGACCAGCCCAAGGTTGATCCTTGGACGATGAGCAAGCAGACTCCTCTCAAAAGCACTCCAGAAGGTGAGGTTGTTCCTGACGCAAACGTTACTCGTCAGATTGGTTACACCGAAGGTCTACCTCAAAATACTCAAGCTCGTTTGCGGCAAACTCAAGTTGATCTTGGGTTGCGTAGTCCTGATCAAGTCGAGGCGATTGTTGGTGACATCAAACGCTTTACTAGCGAAGAGGCTGTTGATGATTTCCTGAAGTACTACGAAGGTCTACTCAAAGCTGAAGGTGCTAGCGCTGACGCTATTAGCGATGTTTGGGAAAGAGAAGCTACTAAGTCGTTGTCTCGTGTCATCGGCGGTCAGCACGATACTCACAGCGCACGTAAGCTTGCACTGCTTGAAGCGTTTAAGCGTAAAGGCGGTAAACCAGCTAACTACACGCCAAAAGCTCGTGAGCGTTTTTACCGGTTGATGGGTAAATACGCAAACCTTGAAAGCGACTTTATGGAGCTCCATGAGCTTCTAATTACTCAAGGGCTTAAGCGCGGTAAAACGATTGCAGGTCTGGAAGACGCTCACGTTGAGGTTCTGACTACTGCAGTTGAACTTGATATCAACAGCAGCCGTTTGATGAACGTTGTTGGCGCAATGGCAGATCAAGCAGATCTGTTGAGCCCTACTGAGCTTCAAACTTATCGAGCTATTGCTGCTCAAGAAGGTTTGATTCTGTTGTCCTCTTTGCAAGACTTCATTCTGCTGCGAAATCGTGCAGGTACTTTGCTTGCACAGTTCCGTGGCTCATCCCTTCAAAAAGCTCGTGAAACTTTTCAAGGTCTTGTACGGAAAAAGCGGGCAGGTGAAGATCCTGCTACCTACGTAGAAAACTACGTCAAGGATATTCAAAGCCTGCACCAAAAACTAACAGAACAAATTTCTGATCAACTTCCTGAACAAATTGGACTCAAGTCCAATATGGAAGTTGTTGAAGAAAGCCTTAACAAATTTAGGGATCCTGATCTTGTTCCAAATGAGGATGACGTAGCACTCTTCAACAAGATCATTAACCAAATGACCATTGCTGCAGCCAACCCCAACAAGCTGACTGCACTAACTGTTTCTGGTCACGACGTTGTTCACCGGACGATGCTGGCTAACGGCATTTCTAAAATCCAAACTCAAACGTCATTTATTCCTCAGTCTGCTATTTACTCTGGAAGTTTCTGGCTTGCCGATCTTACTGGTGGTTTGCTTCCTCGGTTAACTCAAAACATTCCTTGGCTTAGGGATGATGAGCTGTTTACTGTTGCTTTGCAAAGGGAACGTGAAGCAATGGTTATGTTGCAACACTTCACTCCCAAGATGGCTGCTCGGATTATCCGTAATGCCTACATGGGAAGGGTGTTTAACCGTAGTGTCGTTACGGACGCTATTGATCCAATTGACACTCGATTCAGGCAGTCCCCTGATGTTCGCAACCCGATCCGTGAGATCCAGATGCTCAACATCATTAACAACGAAGAGGGCATTAGTGATCGTGGAGTCATGGGAGCTTTCAAACGTATGTTCCCTGAGCGTGAAGAAAGCCTGAAGACAGGTCGTAATCACATCATGGGTGCGTTTGTAAACCTCCACGACTTTGCTTTCTACGGCGATTCTTACGATCTTCTTGACGATTCTTTGATCGGTAAAGCAGCAAAAGTTCGTAACGAGTTGAGTGGTCCTGGTATCAGAGCTCGGTTTGTTTACCCCAACATCCCTGGTGTTAACAAAGCCATTACTCCGTATGAGTCGAAGCTTGCTGGTGGTGAAGTGTTGGGTGCTTCCCTTCCGCTCAAAGCTTCTGAAATAAGCACTGAGTTTATTGGCGGTGGTCTTGCTTATCTGAAGGCTTACTCAAAAGCTGTCATTGATATTCAAGATATGGTCGATGGTTCTGGTCGTCCTTTGTATAAGAAAGGCACTACTGCTTACCAGCAAGCTGTTGAGAAACAGTTCTTTAACACCTATATGAAACCGATTGAGGTTGGTATGGGTAATAAAACTGAAGTTGTTGCTCACGCTCTTAACGACGCTGACGCTCAACAGTTGGCTCTAGCCACCGACATGATGATGCCTATGGAGGATGACATCTACGGTGGCCTGAGTGAACGACTCAAAGCCCGTGGAGACGATGGAAAGATTAACTTCTTCCTTGCAGGTTTGATGCCTTACCTGCGAGCTCCTCTTAATGCCCACAAGCATCACTTCTATTACACTCAACCACTTATGGGTACTCCTGTACCGACAGGTGTGGGTATTGAAGCTGCAATTTTTGCAAAAACAAAGCTGCAGCGGATGATGATGGGCAACAAGGATTCAGATCAACTTTCAAACAGAATCCTTGGTTTCCAAAGCAAACTGTTTGATAAAGATCCAAAGGTTCGTCACCAAGCCATCAGTGGTTTGAGCCTTAGTAGCGCTCTCAACGTGGGTTTGATTGCTCTCGTGGAAAGCAACGCAATCCAAGTTACTGGCGGTCAACGGTATCAATACCAAGAAGCCAACAACGCTTACATCCCAATGTATAGCGTCAAGATTGGTGATGCTTGGGTTCCTTATCGCTGGATTCCGTATGTCGGTGAACTGCTTTCCTACATCACCAACCTGCGTGATATGCGTAATCAAATCAGCAACGCAGAACAACAAAACGTTGTTGGTACCTTGATTATGACAACAGGGGCTACTTTGATGGATACCCCTGCTTTGGCTGGTATCGATACTCTTGTTTCGATTCTTGAAAAGCCGTCTGAAGCTGAGTTCTTTATCCTTGATTACATGGAGCGAGTTGGAGGTATCCGTCTTGCTTCTCTCCGTCAAGGACTTCTGAGAGCCAACAACGAAGCCTATGGAGCACGTCCTGTTATCTCTGGTACGGGTGCTGATGTTATTGCAACTAAGCAGCCTGAATCTGATCCAACCAAATACTCAGAAAACCTGAACTATTGGGAAGAGTGGCAGCAAGGTTTTATGGACACATTGGGCATTGCAGGGTTCTTTGCAAAAGGTGGCGCTATTGTTGCTGACCGGCTTGGCCTCCGTGGTGCTGTTGAAACCTACGACGAGTTTGTAAGGGATCTTGGCTTCAAGACTGACCGTGTTGAAGGTGATTTTCGTCAAGCTCACTGGTACAAAGCTGGTGACATTAAGTACAGCGGTCCTGGTCAAGCTAGCTTCATGGGTACCATCTTTGGTCGTCACTGGCCTGCTCCTGACGCTTCCAACCCGGTTGATGTTGAGATGTTCCGTCACGGCATCAAACCGCCTGGTCAAGTGTTCCAAAGCCGCTTTGGTATTGCAGGTAACGACGTGATGATCAACCGATTCAGAAGGTTCCTTGGAACTGAGTATCGGGATGAAATGGGTCGCAGCACCTACCAAGTATTTGATGATCTTGTTAATAACAGGATCGATATTTACGGTGGTACTGAAGGTCCGTTCTACAAAGACCTACCCGATGATCCTAAAAACTCCTTAACTTTTGACGCTAAAACTCCTCTTCAAATCGATGTTGAAGGAGAGCTCACTAAGCGCACTATTCTTATGGAGTACCGCAGAGATCTTATTCAAGATGCCTCTGAAGTCTTCCTTCGTGGCGCTTACGAAGTAGAAGACAACAACGGTAATATGAACATACAGCCTATTAAATATGCGGCCCCAGAGAGAGCTAAACAGGCGTATCTTGAGGCTATGCAGATGAAGTCCCTCGACAAGTTGCGCTAATGGCTTTCGCATCAATCACCTATACCAGTGCATCTGGTACCACCTTTGCTCTGACGAATAGTGATGGCAACGCCATTGAGTACCTTCGTCAAAGTGATATCTCTGTAACCGTCAACGGTACGCTTCAAACGCTTACTACTGACTACACGTTTAACGCTGCTGGGACTTCGATTGTCCTTAACAGTGCAGTTAGCAGTGCAACGGTTGTTCTTGCTCGAACGACCAGCATCACAGATGCCACGGTGAGTTTCACTGCTGGCTCTACCCTGACTGCTCAGGACCTTAACAACTCTGACAGACAGAACCGGTTTGCTCTGCAAGAGTTCTCAGATACCTACGGTGGTTTGACCACTGGTACTGGTGACCTGAGTGCTCTTGCTGGTTTTATCGGTGGCAGTGAGACGTGGGCTTCTGATGATGCTCACGCTGCTACTACTGCTGGTATCGATGCCCGTATTGATACTGCACTGACAACTGACATCAGTGGTGGTGACGGTGTAACGATTACCACTGATACTCCTTCTGCTGGTCAGGTCCGTGTTGACCTTGATGCGGACATCGCCACTCTGCGGAATATGCAGGCTGGAGCGGCAACTACCCTTGCTGCTTTGACCTCTACGGAGCTTGGGATCCTAGACGGTGCTACGGTCACCACTGCAGAGCTAAACACGCTGGATGGAGTTACTGCTACTGCTGCTGAAATTAACCTCCTTGATGGAGTTACTGCAACTACTGGTGAGCTAAACGTCCTTGATGGAGTAACGGCTTCTACCGCTGAGCTGAATATCCTTGACGGTGTTACTGCTACTGCAACTGAGCTCAACACCCTCGACGGTATTACTGCTACAACAGCAGAGCTAAACTTTGTTGATGGTGTTACCTCTAACGTTCAAAACCAGATTGACGGTAAACAACCGCTAGATGCTGAGCTGACTGAGCTGGCCACGATGTCCTCTGGGACTGCTTCAGCTCTTGCAGATCTGACTCAAGCAGAGGTGCAGGTTCTTGATGGTGCAACCCTGAGCACTGCTGAGCTTAACCAGCTCGACGGCAACAGCCTGACCAACTCTCCGACTTGGACCTCTACTACTGATTACCCCTCAGCAAGCGCTGTCAACACCCGCTTTGTTGGGTTGATGGATGCCATTGGTGGTTTCGTAGCTATTGCTGATGATCAAAGCTTCCCAACCACTAACCCTGATCCCTCTGACAACGCTGGTACTGTCGTCAGTATTTCTGATGCTGGTGGTCTTGTAATTGATGGTTCTGGTGAGAGCACCACTGGTCGTACCACTGGAGCTGATGTCGTAACCATTACTGGGTTCCCTGCAAACCTCCAAAGCACTACTCTTTCTGCTGGTCTTGGTCTTCAGGTTCAAACCACAACGACCCTTAACACCTACACGTACCACAAGCTAATTGCTAAAGAGTCTGATGTTATTCAGCTCAGCCAAGACATTGAAGACTTTGGTAACCGTTATCGGGTATCTGATACCAACCCAACTACCGACAACGACGAAGGTGATCTGGTTTACAACCGCACTGATGATGTCCTAAGGGTCTTTGACGGTACTAACTGGGTTACTGCTGCAGCTGCTAACGCTTCTCAAGTTGCGTTTAGTGCTGGTGGTGATCTTGCTGCTACTGATGTTCAAGCAGCTATTGATGAGCTAGACGACGAAAAAGTACCCCGTACTGCTACTACTGGTGCTGCTGTTGTTCCTGCTGGTACTGAAGCTCAACGACCTACTGGTGTTGCTGGTCATCTGAGATTTAACAGTGATACAGCTAGTTTTGAAGGCTACAACGGTACTGATTGGGGTAACATTGGTGGAGGAGCTTCCGCTGGTGGAGCTATCTATGAAAACTCCAACAGCATAGATGAGGACTACACTTTGACTGCTAACACAAACGGTATGAGTGTCTCACCTCTCACGATTGCAAGTGGAGTTACCGTTACTATTCCTAGTGGCGCTGCCTGGGTGATTCTCTGATGCCTATTACTATTAACGGAACCGGAAGTATTACCGGACTAACGGCAGGTGGACTGCCTGATGGAAGTGTTACCAGCGCTGATCTGGCGGCTGGCGCTGTTACCTCTGGAGCGTTGCCTAGTGGAAGTATTTTGCAGGTGGTTTCAGGCAGCACTGGCACGATAGCAGCTATGGCTAGCTCAAGTTATGCTGACACCAACCTATCGGCAACAATTACCCCTAAAGCAGCTAACAGCAACATTTTTGTCATAGTCGATCAACGTACCCACATTTCAACCTCTGGTCAAGGTTTTGGTCTGCGAATTATGCGGAATACGACTGCTCTGCACATTCCGACTGAGGACGGCACTGGACCCTTTGAGTGGTATGTTGCCGCAAATGACAGGCATTTTCGAGCAACACTTACGTTTATGGACTCTGCAGTTACCTACACGCTTGGGGATACGTTGACTTACAAAACACAAGGACTTGCGTACACAGCAAGTGGTGTAACTTTTCAGCCAACAAGCTCTGTTGAAAACAGCACAAGTTACATCACTCTTATGGAGGTAGCAGAATGATTCCGCAAGAATTTGACGCTATTGTGTCTTTGCGACCCGGAGCGGAATTTGTGCTCCGCGGTGACACTTTAGAGTGGCTTGATTCAGCGCAAACTGAGCCGTCCGAAGCTGAAATTCAAACTGAACTTTCCCGTCTTCAAGCTGATTACATTGCCAAGCAATACCAACGAGACCGCCAACCTGAGTACCCCTCACTGGCAACTCTTGCTGACGCCTTGTACTGGTCGAACCAAGGCGATAACACCAAACTTGACGAGTACTACGCAGCGTGTGCCGCTGTGAAGGCTAAGTATCCTAAACCGGAGGTTAACTAATGGCACTACGATTAAACGGCAGTAGCTCC